CATTTGTTTTATTTTTAAGTGTTTATAATTTATCTATCTTGCCAATCCGTCCGCTGTTGGTCATCGTCAAGGCTGTTGTCGTTTGCCACGTGCCATTCGTAATCCCAGTCGATGGAGTCGATTATATCCCTAAAGGCTTCATCATTGACTTCGGCAAGGATATAGGACAAGTCACCGATGTATTTTCGGTCAATGTACAAATCAATGGCGAAATGCTCATGTGATAGGTCATAGGCTTCGCGTGGGCTGCTTACGTTGCAGCTAATCACGATTTCCTGTAGTTGGTTTTTACCGCCTTGTTTAAGTGGTCTGAATTTCTGGAATGATGTTTGAATTCTCATGTTATTGGGGTTTTGTTGTTTGTGATAGCAAAGATATATCGTGTATATATTCGTAGTTCAACTATATTGTTACTGAATTGTTAATAATAATAAATAGTGTGTATATTGAAAACATCGTGTATATTTGCAGAAACAAATAAAACCCCAATATATGAATGATTATTTAAAGTTCTTAGAACAAAAGCGGCACACAATAGGCAATTTTGGTTTTGATGCAAATTATATCCCTGATATTGCTTTTGATTTTCAGAAAGCTATTATTGAAAAGGCTGTACGAAAAGGCCGTATAGCTATTTTTGCTGATACAGGTTTAGGGAAAACATTGATTCAGTTATCTATTGCAAAGAATATCGTAAACCACACTAATAAAAAAGTTCTTATATTAACTCCTTTGGCTGTGGCTTTTCAATTCATAATAGAAGCAGGTAAGTTAGGTATTGATGACATTGAGTACTCAAAAGACGGCATTCATTCAAAAAAAATAGTTATATGTAATTATGAGCGATTGCATTACTTTAATTCATCCGACTTCGTAGGCGTTATATTAGACGAAAGCAGTATTTTAAAAAACTTTGATGGTAAAATAAAAAATCAGGTTACATCTTTTGTGAAAAAAATACCTTATAGATATTTAAGTACCGCTACGCCAGCCCCTAATGATTATATTGAATTTGGTACAAGTAGTGAGGCGTTGGGGTATTTGCCTTATATGGATATGCTTCAAAGGTTTTTTAGAAATAACGAAAATAATATAAGGCCTCAAGAGATTGGCAATAAATGGTATTTAAAGCCCCATGCAAAAGATGATTTTTTTAGCTGGCTAACTCAATGGTCTATATCAGTAAAAAAACCGTCTGATTTAGGTTTTTCTGATGATAAATATAAGCTTCCTAAACTTATTGAAAATATGCATGAAGTGGTAAACCCAAATAATTGGGTGGTAAATAATCAAATAATGTTATTTAATGCCAAAGCCCGAACCATGAGCGAAGTAAGAGAGGAGCAGCAAGGAACATATAAAATAAGATGCGAAAAATCTGTTGAACTTGCCAAAGATAAAACGTCAGTATATTGGTGTCATTTTAATAATGAAGGAGATTTGATTGATGAATTAGATTCAGATGCAGTTCAAATAAAAGGTAGTGATTCAATTGAAAAAAAAGAAGATATTTTACAGGCATTTGCCAACGGTGAAATAAAGCGATTAATCACAAAACCTAAGATAACATCTTTCGGCTTAAATTGGCAGCATTGTAATCATACCGTGTATTTTCCAACATGGAGTTATGAGCAGTACTATCAGTCTATCAGGCGTTTTTGGAGGTTCGGACAAAAGAAAGATGTAATTGTTGATTTAGTTTATTCTGATGGCCAGGAAAGAGTTTTAGAAGCATTGAGGTACAAAACGAATAAGGCAATAGAATTTAACAAAAGCATACACAAGGCAATAAATAAAGCAATAGAAACAGAAACAAATAAAAATTTCACTCAATTAATTAACAAACCTAAATTTATTTAACATGAAAGTAAAAGACCAGAAACACGAAAAAAACTACTCAATTTACAACGGTGATTGCATTGATGTAGTATCGGAATTAGATAATGAATGTATTGACCTGTCTGTATATTCGCCTCCATTCGCAGGGCTATATATTTATTCAAGTGATAAAAAAGACATGAGCAATAATGAAAGCCCTGAAGATTTTTTGACTCATTATGAATTTCTGATAAAAGAAATATCAAGGGTTACTAAACCCGGTAGAATTACTGCCGTTCATTGCTCTGATGTAATTACGCATACAACTAAGCATAACCTCTGGGATTTCCCGCATGAAATAATAAAACTACATCTCAAACATGGGTTTACTTACAATAATCGTATTACTATTTGGAAGGAACCGCTTGAGGTTAGAATGAGAACTATGGTGCAAAGTTTGACTCATAAAAATATTGTTGAGGATAGTACAAGGTGCTTTACTGCAATTCCTGATTATGTCTTAATATTCAGAAAAGGAGGTGAAAATAAAATACCTGTAACACACGATAATGGGTTAGTTGATTTCCCTTACTTTGGTAGTACTCCTTTTTTGGATATGCATAAAGAAACATACGGAGATTACGAAACTTTTATGCAAAAATATAAAAACGAAAAAGACCCGAAAAAAAACAAATTAAGTCATCTAACATGGCAGCGTTATGCCTCAAGCGTTTGGGATGATATACGGAATTCCAATATATTGGAATTTAAAAGTGCAAAAGAAGAAGATGACGAGAAGCACGTACACCCATTGCAATTAGATGTAATTGACAGACTTGTTTATCTTTACTCCAATCCGAATGAAGTCGTATTAACTCCTTTCGCTGGTGTTGGTAGTGAGGTTTATAGCCCTGTTTCTTTAGGTCGCAAAGCAATAGGGATTGAGCTGAAAGATAGCTATTATAAACAGATGATTTTAAATTTATCCGATGCAGATAAAAGATTCAAACAACCAGCAAAAAATATAACATTATTCTAAACAAAAACAAATAACCATGCAAGAAACAGAAACACAACGCAAAAACATCGACATCCCTTATCCCGTATTGCAAGCCCTTGAGATAATCGGACTGAAAGAGAAGCCAAACGGCAACAAGTACCCTAAACACATCATTGAGGGCTTATGTATTGATTACACGATTAATGCCGGCTATGTGAAGCGGGATAAACAGGGTAATTTAGTAAGGACCAATAAATAATATACCATGCACTTCAACAACCTAAAAGAATTCCTCGAAAGCGGACTGAGCCAAAAACAATTTGCCATAAGTCAAGGCATAAGCGTAACCGGGATGGCTGATAGATTAACCCGCGAAATGAAGCGGTTATTATCAACAAACGTAATCGAAGCCAAACGGATCGTCGGCGAAGTATCCATTCACATTGATGACGTAAAACGTAATCGGGTTAATTGGCTCAAAGCTATTGATGCCTATAACCAAACAATGTGCGCACCAGTTGACATCAAAACCGATAACCGCAAGATAAGTGAGTTGACGGTGAGTGAGTTCGTGGGGGTGATGATGAAGGTGATGGGGAATGACCGCTAACGTTTTCGGGCTTGGTGAAGTGCCGCTACTCGAAACTTAAATTTTAGCACTAACTGTCCTGCGGCATTTTGCCAAACCCGTGTTATGGGATAGTTTTAAAAACCTTTTAGGGTGGGCATTTAAACAAATTTAAAAATGGAAAATTTAGAAGTAAAAGCAAAAAATTACAAACTTGGCTCAATTGGATGGGCAGAAGGATTTATGAGACCTAAAGGCGATGTTGGTTTCTTTATGGTAGCAGATTGGGATAAAGCAAAATCCATAATTGAAAACCTAATTTCAGAAGGTAAAAACATTGACGAAGTTGAAATGGGATTAGATGGTTATTGGCGTGAAAACTCAATGACTGTTTGGCAAGATGGAGAATTTACAGAATACGATTTTTATGGTAGTTCAAAATGGGCAGAGCCAATCATTATCGTAAATTATAAAGATGCACCTTTTGAAACTTATTCGGTTTGGAAACGAGAAGCTAAATCGTAGCGGTGCGGTGGGAAAAGGTTTTTAAAATTTCCCATAACGTATGGTGCTATGAGAAGTAGCGGATTTTGAAAACGAAAATTTGAATTATGCAGAAAACTTTATTTGAAAACGAAATGTTGAATACACAACTGAACCCGCTATTTCTTATAGCACGTGTTAGTGGCAGTTTTTCTTCCATTACGTATAAACAAGCGATTGATTTTTTATTACCTCGCCATTATTCAGGAAGAAAACCAAGTATTACTTTTTCTTTTGGGTACTTTGAAAATAACGAATTGAAAGCAGTATGTACATTTGGCAAACCTGCAAGTAATAGTTTATGTATTGGCGTTTGTGGCAAAGAATATAGCGAAAAGGTATTTGAATTAAACCGACTTTGTGTTGATGGAGAAATAGAAATACAACTATCTAAATTTGTGGCTTGGTGCTTAAATGAATTGAAAGCAAAAGATTTAATTTTGGTTTCTTATGCTGATACACAAATGAACCATAACGGATATATTTACCAAGCTACAAATTGGATTTATACTGGAATGACAAAAGCACGAACTGATAAATATGTGGAAGGTGGCAAACATTCAAGGCACTACGATAATGAAAATCAAAACGGTTTAAGAAAATACCGAAGTGCAAAACACCGATACATTTATTTTTCAACAAGTAAAACCAAAAGAAAAGAGTATATGAAAAAACTAAATTATCAAATTGAACTTTACCCAAAAGGCGAGAATAAAAAATACGAACTTGGCACATTTATCGAACCGATTGTTATTGGCACGGTCGTTTCTTAAAATTGCCACTAACGTTTCGTGTATGGGTAGTGTGGGAATACGAAACACTACCCTGTCAAATTATAAATAACTTAAATACGAGAACAAATGATTGAATTACCACAAAAACCCACATTACCTATACACGGTGTTAGCGGTAGTATTTCTATTTATGACTACAAACCAAGACAAGGCTGTAAGGAAATAATTATAAATAGCAAATGGGCTAATGATGCAGAATATTTTATTGTTAGAAACAATGTTGATTGCCTTGTTATTCAAAAGTGTTATATGGAAATACCCAAAAATGCACTAAAGATTAGCAAACAGAATCATTTAAGGATAGAAATAGAAGTTCCTAACGGCACTTTTGCTATAGATGAAGAAAGCACAGAAGATGAATTGGTGGTATATTACCGCTAACTCCCAAATACACGAAGTACTCTGCGTCTATTCACAACAAATAAAAATAACAATCCCGATGGGGTATAATATATCGTTAACTAACCACAATTATACCAGATAGGGTATGAAAAGTCACTCAAATAAATTGCATGCAACCCCCAAATACACGCAATACCCATGCGTCTATTCATCGTCCGAAATACCATACATTAACCCGCATTATGCCCTACAATGTAGGGTTAATCAATCAATACATGAATGATTGATGATGCATTCATTAATCACTTTCCTATCCTCATAGTAATTGAAACTTATAAACCCGCTTATCCCTTGTTGGAAGTTTACTTGCACCCAGGATGATGATGGACTTAATGCCGGGTAGTTGTAATAGTTGAATCTTTGAGCGGTGCTGCTGTCAAATAAGTATTGATGCGAATCACCTTTACTGAATTCGATAACACCTTTTAGCCCATTTCGATCGAGGTAATTGTCTATTTTGTTTTCTTGTATCTTATCCAATTTCGGCTTAAAACCAAACTTTAAAGAGACCGAATCCTTGCCATGACTGATGACAAATGTGTACTTCCCGACCTTGTAGTAATCAATGAACTTTCTGATATTAACTACCTCAACATTTGGGAGCATCATTTCAATGGCGGTCTTGAATGCTGAATTGAGAATGTACCCAAAACTTCCGGCATGATTGTCTTCGCATACATTGTGGCAAATGATATTATCGTAATAAGGAGCCAACGATTGAACCAATTTAATCTTAAACCTCAATCCTACATCAAACGCTTTCTGATTGTCCATGTTTTGCGGTAAATGATGCCCTTTTCGCACCGTTTGCGCATCGTAGCCATCAAGGAAATCGCCTAAATCATCAATGTATAAAACCTTTGATTTTCTATTCAAGATTGTGTGCTGAATCATTCTATCGCACATCTTGTTCAGTTCATGTTCATCCCATAAACCGCCGTACAAACTATAATCGGTTACCATCATTCCAACGTGCGTATCTGTGTACACTAAGCGGTCAAACAAGGCCGTTTCTACTGATGGTTGCTTCTTATACTGCAAAGGCTTTATGTTCCCAAATAACGCCTTAAAATCAATATCTTCAACTCTTATCTCACCCGCCTCCCGATAATTCGGATTAACTACAAACAATGATGCTTCTTTGTTTTTAATCCACATGTTCTTTGTGGACGTATTCGGAACATCAAGATTATTAGTCGCATTGTACAGCCCTTCATGCTCATCTAACAACCGCTTTTCATGTCGGGCTATAAACCGCCTAAACCCTCGTACTATCGGGTCTTCATCCCTTTTTGCGGTTGTGTTTAATATTTTCTCTACTATCTTCGAATGCCCCATGCCTTGCCGTAGCAATTCGGCTATTTGAGCATCGTATTGGTAGTAGTCTATTGGTTTATGTGACATAGGGTAATTTTACCGACCTCTGTTATTTTTTGTCCTCTCATATCCGTTATCAATTAAAAATTTAGCCATTTCATTTCCAATCATTTCGACCTGAGCCTCATCAAGATACGGCTGTAAATAATGCGTGTATTCATGAATCAATGTGTTTAGCAGTTCTTCGCCTTCAAGTCTGCTATCAATCTCAATCTTGTTTTCAGGGTGGTAAAAATAACCCCTTGCATATCGTAGCTTTTTATATTCGACTTTTACTTTTCTGGGCATGACATTTGTTTATGTGGTGATAAATAACAAACCCCGACTTAGACAAGTCAGGGCGTTCTTTTTAAACCTATACCTCAAAATTTTATGCATTATTTTTATTTTAGACCGTTAAAAAAAGCCTGAGCATATCCCGCAATCAATACATCCTTATCCCGCCCGTTGATGATCTTTCGGGCGTTAATCCAATCGGTTTTTGTTACGCTGAAATATTGCGACAATTTCCGGCCTGTAAACCATCCGTGAATCATGCCTTCAAACATGATGTCGGTTGAAATTTGTAAATCACAAGCCAATTCAGGGTTGTTCAGCAAATCAACTCCCAATTTTTTACCCGCTTTCTGATAATTCTCATACCACGTTAGCTGAACGAATCCACGCCCATAGTATAATTGGTCGGGCGTTGTGTAAGGCTTTCGGTCCATTCGGATCTTGCTGCCATAAGGACGGCCTTTGCCTTTGCCAAATTCAACAATTGGTTGCATGGTCTTTGCGGTTTCATGAAACACGGTAGCCAAACAATACGCCAGTCCTTTAATGCCTATTTCTGAATACTTTTGTTCGTATTCATCAATTATAGCATCAATGCCCTGAATCTGCTTTGCGGTATACTTTACAAACAATGGCCTTACCGTATCGAATAATCTTTTGCGGTCAATCATAAATATACTTTTGTTGTTGGCCCGCCTTGTTCAATTCCGATATGTTCAAAAAAGATACCCGCTATGGTTAATTCATCTTTAAACACAACCGCATCTGTTACTGAGGTCGATACGGTTACTGCTTTCGGATTGTTGCAGTCATAGTGAACATGATAGCTGATTCCTAAATTTGATAGGATAGTTGTAATGCGTTGGATGGGTGTCATCGTGCTTCGTTTTCAGTTGTTTTATCAGGAATCAAACGCCCCAACGTCGTAAACAGACTCCAACTTTTCGAGGTTGGAACTAAGCGGATAATGACTTCATAAACCGCTATTGCAGCCGTTGTAATTGGCTCCCAATGCTCCTTAATTAATTGAATGATGTGCATGATTTATAGTTTTTAAGCGTTATTTAATTTCAATTTCGATACTGCCTTATTCATGGCGTTTTTTAGTTCGGTGTTATCAGTTACGGCTTTCTCAAGAAACGGCATCAATACATCAAAGGCTGAACGTATCTCAATCATTTGCGTTTGTATCTCCTCAAGTTGACCCATGACTAACTTAAACTCCTTCTGCAGTTCATTGTATTGTGTCATTATTTCATCACGTCCCAATTTAGCCACTTCTTCTTTCTTTAGCTTAATCTTTCCGTCCGTTTCCGTTTTCTTTTTCGCAAGGTCAATCCATGCCCGAACCGCTGCCCCGATTAGTAAGCATATCGTCGTAATCCAACCCCCGTATTCCTTAATTTCGTCCGCTGCCATGATGGTTATTTTTATTCTGTAATTAAATCCAAAACCTTATTTGCCAATACTTGCGTAGTTGTTTCTCCGTGAGCTGTTCCGTTTACTTTAATTACGTTATCTTTTGTAAGGATAGGCGATTTGCGCCCTTCATGCGAAACGATTTGAAAGTAAGGTGCAACTTGTGTATCACCCGCAGCGTAATATATTATCGGGTCATGATAGTGCGAAAAAGAATAATTTTCAGCGGGTGTGCTTACTCCTGCTGAAGTGCATTCGGTAATGATGATTGATACATCAGTATTGCCGTGCGCGGTCGAGTCGATGTTGTAAAATGCCATGTTTGTTTATTTTTTAGTTTATGATTAATTTTTATTTCCAAATTCCTGATACCTTAATTTTCGGAGTTGATTGCTTCCAAGTCCCTGATACCTTAATCCACGTTATCGCCTGCTTCCATACGCCCGATACCTTAATCCACATTAGATTACCAACGGGCAATGCCACCAATGGCATTTGATTAATCTCGATTGTCGCGCCGTCAAATAACCTCCTGCTTGCCATCTCTAAACTTCATTTAAGATTATATTGCCTGATAAGGACTGCACCCCGCTTTGAATCAGCATCAAAGTTAAGCAAGCGTCGGGATTTATTTCTGCAAACTGCCCGATAACGCCACCCGTTGAAACCATATCTAAATCTGAACGCCCTGTGAATGACTCCATTGATAACACGGCTAACGGCTTGAATAGGCATACACCGATTGCAGTACCTCCTATTGATGCTGCAAGGTTAATTGAATCAACTGACTTGACGCCCGTATCACCTACGGCCAATGGGATAGGTATTATAGCCCCTGTCTCACGAAAGCCCGTACTTCCTATTGCCGTTGCCGTTGATGTTTGGCCTGATGTGCCTGCCTGATTCGTATAACCGACGGTAAATGTAGTAGCAGTTGACCCGACCGTGTTTTGGATGTAAACACCTGCCATAACACCAACCCCGCTTGTATATCTTGTCAATGCTGCCGTTGGTAGGTTAGTCGTTTGTGAACCTGTTATGGATGAATTAATACCGCCTTGTAAGTTAAGCAAGTCGACCAACACGACACTCAAACCCGATGCGCCAACTGCTGCTAACCGCGCTCCAAGCAATTGCAAGCTACCTGACCCGATTAATGGCAATGGCCCAATGGCTTCATCACTTGACTTATCCAATGCAACGGGCGTGGTTCTTGTTGGTGGTGCTATTACAAAACCTCTCCAAGCAGCGGATAACCTTCCTGCACGACCCACGGAAGTATTCATCACGAAGTCTGCGCTTCTGTTGTCGCTTAACTTATCAATGTATTCGTCAAAATCTGATATTGCCATTATTTTTCTATTGTTCCAAGTGATCCAAATAATTCAACGGCAGTTCCGACGTTAGGGATGTACATCAATGCCAAGCAAGCGTTATCATCAATTACAGGTATGCCGGGCAGTCCTGTTGTGTAATCTCTCCATCCCATCAATCCGCTACCGGCAACTGGAATCCAGGCTAACGGTTGGGCAATTGTTATGCCGAAATTCCCTGCCGTTCCCGTTGTCGCACTTAACTGAACGCTCTGTACAGATTGAATGCCCGTGTCACCTGCTGCAAGTGGTATTCGTTGCATCCTCGTTGCCTCTCGGGAGTTAGTACCTCCGATGTTTATAGTTGATGTCCTTGAGCCTGTGCCTGCCTGATTAGTGTAAGTCATTGTCAGGGTTGTGCTTGTTGTTCCGATAATTGTATATATCTCATAAAAAGCTATATTACCCGCTCCGCCTGTATTTCGTGTTAATGCAGGACTGGCTGGTGAACCTTGAACGGTTTGGGATGTAGTTAGCGTTGCATTTAACCCGCCAATGTGTAGCAGCCTATCATACAGAAGATAAACACCTGATACGGTTGGTGCAATGCTTGCGCCAATTAGGTGTTTATCCCGCCCTCCTGTTGGTGCTGTAAATGGTATTGCACCATTCGTTGCAAGCGTTGGAATCGCAGCCGTTGTAGGCACTGCTCCTGCTGCGGGCATACCATCATAAATCCACATTGAAGTCCCACGCCCTGCTATGGGTGCTGTTACTGCTGCTCCTGCAGTTCGGGGCACTTTATGGAAAAATAAATTTTCGGGCGTTCCTGAATTGCCCCCCGATTGTCGGTTTATTAAATCTGATAAATCTGTTATTGCTGCCATATAATTCCGTTTTCAATCGCATGGGCTTTTGCCTCTACGATTAGTTTTGCTAAATTGTCCAAGTTAACGCCTGATTGATAAATCAATCCGCCTACCTGCGGGAGTATCTCATAGTTATTGTTTGAAACCATCAAGGCCCAATCACCTGTATCTGATAGGTAAGTTATGGATTCTGTTTGTTTAGTTATTATCATTGATTATGTGTATTGAAGGTAAATATCACCATCTGAACCGCCCGTTGGTGCTGCCGTTCCTGATGTTATTGATTTCTGTTTGCCGTTAAACGTATTCCAATCTGTTGAAGTTAAGTATCCACTATTAGCCGTTGCAGCAGCGCCCAATTTCGTTTCAATGGATGTTTTAGTTTCATCACCGGTATTAGTTCCTGATGTGTTATTTAAGACCGTTTGTTGAGCGTCAGTGATGTATCTCTTATCTGTCGAATCTGCTATATCTGCTGTCGTAGCGTCTGCACCCGCAGTAACTAACCCCTTTGAATCATAAGTGATTTTAGTTTTAGTAGCCCCTGTTATCGCAGCGTTTGAAGTAACCTTTCCATCAAGGCCTGTTTTAAGTAGATTGACGGTTGGATATTTGCTTGTGGAATTATTAATCGTCGTATCTTCTTTATTGGCTACATCTTCAGGAGTGTAAGCTATGGCATTCTGCTTTGAATTAAACGTACTCCAATCGGTACTGCTTAACTTCCCTGTATTAGCTGCTGATGCAACGGGTAAGTTAAATTGATGCGTAGAACCTGAACTGTTTACATTGAAGTCAGTCCCCGTTGTGCCTGTGTTAATGCTTTGACTTGCACCTGTTAACCCATTCATTGAGGCTATACCTGTGATGCTTCCGCCAAACTGATTAGCTAACCCCCAACCCGTTTCTTTGCTATATTCCAGCGTTTCATCAGGAGCAATGGTCACCTTCACAATTACATAGTTATTTGCACTTACGTTTTTGCGTATGATTACCGTCTTAGATGTTGTGTCTGAATTATAAATTGTGAGGTTAGTTACCTGAATTGTCTTTGACGACCCCGCTGCGGGCGTTATATCTACTGCGGTTGCGTTATTAGTAGAACCGTTAATTGATACCTGCGGGAGTTCCATTCCGTTTTCCGAGACAACATGATAAGAGCAAACGAATGTCAGCTGCGATGTTGTGACCGAAGCGGTTAAAAGTATCTGTAGTTTTTCAGGATTTTGCAAGTACATATTATGATGCGTTTATAGCCATTATTTTACGCATAGCCGATGCGTTTAACTTCCAAACCGAACCGCTGCCTGATACGGTTATATCACCCTTGTTGCCGTCGGAAACACCGCCACCGCCGCCTGAATTGGCATCAACATAAGCCTTAGATGCCGGGCCGTCTGAGGTTTGGTCAAGGTCGGAGTATAACAATACCTCACGGGTTTTGTTCTCAATTAGGCTATTATCATCAATATATAATGGCATGGCTTACGCTGTTGGTGGTCTTGTAATTCCGTTGTTTACCTGATAGTTTACGACCTGATAAAAGGCGTTCCCGTTATCATCTGTGATGTAATCGACCTCATTTAGTTGTGCAATTACGTCATCATCAAACGACCCGGAATAGGTCGCAGATACGCTACCCGTTACGGTCGTTCCTTGACGTTTGAAAACCGTACCCATTACAGGACTTCGACTATATGCTAAGTAATCAAACCCGCTGTACGTTAAGAGATAAACGGAATCACCCGCCCTGAATTGTTTTGTGGTCATAAATCAATGTTTTTTATGGTTTCATTAGGTTGCTTCTGCGCAAGTGCCTGAGCATAGAAGGATAGGCCGCCGAATAAGATATAGAAGCCGAACCATTCAAGGCATACCGCCCATGTTTGGCCCGGAAGTTCGAAGTGATAAATCAGGAACGCAAACGTGAGGTCTGTAAATCTTTGAACGGTGCAAACACCACAGCCCCCGATTGACTTGTAAATGAACTTCGAAAGTATGCCGGTTTTGTCGCTGAAATATGCAAGTGGTTTCTGCATGAACGAAAATAACTGCGCAGGACGAATGAGATACAAATAAAGATTCCCGACCCCGACGGAGGCGAAGGCAAATATCAAATAAGTTAGTATAAATTCAGTTGTCATGGTGTATAAATGTATATTGGTGAATAAGGATTATTGCCTACGTTATAGCCCGCTGCAAGGCCGTCATAACTTTCTACTTGTGTTTTGATGTCAATGGTATTAGTACATCCTGAGTTGTTGGTTTTAACCCTTACAACGCAGCCAGCGCCGGCAAACATAGCGGCGGCATCGAGAATGATAATTTCGTTATCATTGTTTACATCAAGGTATGTAACGCCCGGCGGTACTTCAATATCGGGCGTAAATGAATCAATACTACTCACAAATCCCAACCGAATAACCGTTCCGTCCTCAATGGCAGCGTTATCGCTGAATTGGATTGCAACTTGAAATGTAAGCGTATTAGTTGTGCATGAGATGAAGCCTATCAAACAACTTGTATCAACGGTGTTTTCTTCGGCATCGCCTGATTTCGCACATGGCATTATCTTGACCTTTGCACAGGCCAATTGAGTGCCGTTTTGGTCGAATACGCCAAAGGTTGTGTCTAAATCTTCGTTGAAGAAATCAGCGGGCAATGTAAGCACTTCGCTATCCATGTCAACTGTATAGGCTCGTTCAACTTCGGCCCCGTTTAGGTCGTAGCGGATAAATATCTTACGTTGCCCCGTTACGCCAATGTCAATCGAAATGGCTTCACAGCTATTTTTACAGCCTAAATCTGTTGGGTTATTGCAGCACATTAGCAGTCACATGGGTTTAGTGAACAATTACGACCTGATATGAGCTGAGTTATATTGAAGTCAACTGATACCAATGTCAAGTTTTTATTGGTCAAATCTTTGCCGGTTTCTTCTCTGAACACCGTTGTAGATTCTGTATTTGAACGCAAAACGGTATGGCCTTTAGCCGTTACCGAATTGATTAATGTAGTTAGTATTTCTTCGGCATCACCATTGGCATACACCCCAACTATCCGGCATTCACTTACTGCAGAATAGAACTGAACATTTGCGCCCCGTCGTTGTGCATCGTAGTTAGTTCGGCCCGTGAAACGGATGTAGAAATGTTTTGTTTTGGTATCGGTTATGCCTTCGAAGTTTTGCCCGTCGTAATCCGTGAGAATATCCTTGCCTTCTATTTTGCGCACAGGAGCCGACCCCGTTATAAACGTGGTGTACTTCGTGAGCGCAAAATCTCGTATGGCTTCTAATATCTCTTTCATTTTAGTTCGTGCGTTTATCTATGATGATTGCTTGTTTTATTACGTCCTCACGCATGAATTGTTTTTCTTCGGTTGTGAGTGGGTAGATTTCGCCGTACTGATTAGTGAGTGCTTCGAACTTATCCGAAGCGCCCTGATTTGTTGTGCCGTAATAAACGGCTTCGCCTACTTTTACGACCTGAAAGCTGCGTTCTAAATCACCGCTATATTTTGTTTTCACATTGTCAATTTCACGCCCTTGTATTTGCCTGAATCCTGAATAACCCGTAGTTATAAACATGGATTTGCGCTCGTTTCCGTTCTTGAACTTACCCTTCTTTTCTTTGCCTTGTTGCTTAAACGCGGCCTTTCTAATAAAAGCCGACTTTGAAAAATACGCAGGATCCGTTGAATATTCCCCAATCTGCACCCCGTCTGAATTCAATCCTAAATCAAATACCCTTTCTTTATGCATAGCCATAACTTCGGCCATTGTAGCTATTGCCAATACATCAGGCATTTGTCTGTCAAGATTTTCGGCCATGCCTTCGATTCTATTGATGAACTCCTCCCACATTATACATTCGATTTGATTTGTAAGCCTGAGCAGTCCACACATTTACAACCTCCATCCATACGGGTAAGATATTGCCTCATGCCCATCATGGCCTTATCCATGTAGTCACGATATGCCTCAAAACCTGCAACGGCCTGCGCCTTGATTTCTTCGGCTTTATAGATTGTCAAATAGTTCATTCGGTTGTTTCTCAACAATTCATCATAAGCCATTGCCCCACATAATTCATAAGCAGCTTGACCAATCAGTCCATCCGTTGCCATGTCACAAACCACGCTATCCAAATCACATTTCAAAATCATATCAACTTCAATTCCGTAGGTTTCATTTGAATTCAAAGTGTAGTTCCCACCGCTGTAACTTATGCCTTGTGTGAGCAGGTAGTTTTTATCAGCATGACACCCGCAATTAGGTTTAGAGCTGTAAAGGCTAATATCAGACGGTAAGGTTACCTGAACTTCAACGCCTTCAAGCACCTTGTTTAGATTCAATGTGGTTATGTTACCTGCTACCAATGAAACCGATACGTTATAAGCCGTGCCGGTTCCTACATCGGTAATTCTCAATGTGGTATCTATTGTTTGATTTGAGTAGATACGCACACGGGTAACGCACATCTTAAACAACCTACACCAAACTTTCACCTTTGATACAACCACCCCGCGCCGGTTACCTGTGCTTCCTGTTGTTCCCACCGTTGAAGGCGTTACGAATTCAGCGGCTTTATAAACATCAAACGGGATAGAATTAACGCGGTATTCCGAATTAATATAAGCCTTGATGTCTGCGTTCAGTTTCATCATTGCCCTGCGTCTTACGTCCTGAAGGAACTTTAACCCGGTCTGTGTGCGTTCATCCGCTGCGTTGGCTGCGAATTGCATAGTAATGCCCGGGTAATCGTTGATATGGTAACCGCTTAAAGGCGTTACATCCGATACCCCTGTGCATGGGTCCTTAATCGCAATGATGTTATCTAAACAAGCCATTTATTTTTGATTTTAAATGAAACAGGGCAGGCATAACCCGCCCTGTTTACTAATTAACAAGATGGTTCAGCCCACGGACAAATATCGTATTTGATAATTCCGTTGAAATCCGCGAATTTACATCCGGTCAGATTCAGGATTAACCATTTGAATTTCAGGTCAATCTTCCATGTGAACAACTTACAACGTGGGTCATAAACCAAGTCGTAATCAAACAACATGCCCGTCGCAGGGTCTTGTAAGACCGTATGCATGTAGCTGTCGTTGTTTGTGTTAATCAAGTCCATCGGGTCCATGTTTGACCAATCAATCTCCCCGTTACGGCTTGCGAACATGCCTGAATTCTCAGACCATGTTAACAGGTTCACGATTTGCGGTTGGATTGCAAACACAACTTCGTTACCGCCCGATGTAGGCGCTGTATTGGTTGCGTTGATGTTGATGTCATAGAATGCAGGGATGTCCAACAAGTTTGCATTGTTGAATCCTTGATCGCTTACACCACCACGATTTGAGGCGTTACGCAAATAGTTGATTTGACGGTTACCGATTAAAAGCGGCATTGTCGGGTATCCTGCGTCTGCGAAATCGTTTTCAATCATGGTGATTGAGTGAGGGTAAGGTTTACCCGTTTCGTAATCCACCAACTTCAACAAGCGCGTAGCTGTTGTGCTGTTGATTTCACCGGCGTTTGTGTTCAAACTTGTGATACCGATTAAATCAGCCTCAGCCTTTAATTTCTGCATTTGCTGATAAACGGCATGAAACATGTTTTGTTGAACGGTCAAGCTACCTAAGTCACGGAAACGAGAAACGCCCGTTTTAAACCAGATACTTGAACGACCTGTGAACGAATCAAATGATTCACATGTTGGCGCGCCCGTTTCAACAGGGACATCACTACATGCAATCGTTGACGAATCAACAACGGCGTTACAAACCTCAGACGGGTAAGTGATTGAATACTTTGATTCAAGTCCGTTTTGTTGAATCATTTGCGCTTGAACTTGAGCGCCGTTTTGAGCGGAGAAAGCCGCGTCGATTAGACCCGTTTGGGCCTGAAATCCTCTGTTTTGATAGAGGTCAAAAATCCCTTTCTGTACGTTAGGGGTGCAATTATTAGACATTGTTTTGTGTTTTTGAAGTGAACAATTATTAAATCTTTTGTTCCACTTCAAAGGCAGGAACCGCCAACATTTTTAATACTTGTGGGTGTTTATTAGGTACGCCCACGCACCAAATGTTGTTTGTTCTATGTGCCGTAACCAAACGGCGGGTTGCAAGTGTCTTTTAGTCTGCCGTCACACCAGCCATAACCTCAGCAAGTGAAGCGGCTGATTTCGCAGCGGCTCCCATTTGCTTTGGTTCCTGTTGTGATTGCGTTGGTATCTTCTCATTGCCTGCTGATTTCTTCGCCGGGAGTTCGTTTTCGCGGGCAATATCAGCTACAAGCGCATCAAAAGTATATAATTCTGTTCCTGATTTCTTCAATGGTGTTTCCGGGTTCTTGATGTCGTAAAGGCTCAATCTTCCATCATTACCGGCCTTGATTACGGCACGCGCTTTGAGTTCTGAACGAATCAATTTAGCCGCTGCCGTTGGGTTCAGGCTTGTAATAGCTGAAACGGCACGAGATAATTCAGAATCCAAAGTTCGGTCGGTTTCAATCTCAGAAATACGGGCGTTCAAACGCTGTTCGTATTCGGTATCCTTCGCTTCAAGTTGTTCCTTTAATGTGTTTTTCTCCGCATTGGCAGCGTCCAACATTTGGCGCAATTCAGCGCTTTCCTTTGGTGACAACTGCTCAATGGCTTTGGCATGAATGGAGGCAATGACAGCATCAAATGTTTGTCCCTGATTTTCAGGGTTTGATAAAATCTTGTCGATTTCGCCCGATGTCAAAAGGTTACCGAATTGTTTGTTAAACTTTTGCACCATTTCTTTGAAGTACTTACCCTTCATTGATTTGCGTTCGTCACTCATCTTTTCGCTGAATTCAGACTCTAAAAACGGACGGGCATATGTTTGCGACTTAGATAACAAGTCCTGAACGGTGTCATCATCTTCGGCGTCGCCAGCCGTCAATTTGGCAATGAGTTCATCGCTGGGTTCGATTCCTAAATTTTGTAAATACTTTTTTAAGGTTAACATGTTTTGCAGGTTTGGTTTTTATAGGTTTGAAAAGAATGTACGACTATTTTTTTTTATGTTCGACCACAATATCCCATTTACCTGATTTCTCATAAATAGGCCATTGTGTTTGATGGATGGTAACCTGTTCGCCTCCTGTTTTCAATGAGATGATAACATAACCGGGTCTTACCTGTGGGCTTTGCACGATTGCCGGAATCGTTACATCCACTTCGGGCATGAGTTCAGCGGGTTGTTCCTGCTCAATTGGTTCCATTGCTTCTTTATCTTTTTTTGCCATAGCTTAATTTTTTTCTTCATCGATTTCAACGCGGTTCGGGTATTGCTTCACCTGCTCACGCGCCAACTTAATGTCGATTGGCCCCGCAATGATTCGTTTTGTAGTTTTAGATTTGAGATACACGCCCTGAGCCTTTAATATGCCCGACGCCGGCGCGGTGTGAGCCTGAGCCGTAACGCCTTGAGTATGGTCCTCAACGGGTTCGATAATGGTTTCAATCAGAGTCGGTTCTGCTGATGTCGTTTCAAAGACTTCAACGGCTTCCGCTGATTGTTCTTCGATAAGTTCAGGTGTTTTCTTTCGGGTTGCTTTAGACATTGCCTAAAAAGTTTTTACAAAGTTATAAAATTTTCAAATATCTACTAAGTTTTTTTTGACGGAACTGCAGTATGTGTGCAATTGAACCCACCACGTTTTGCCATGAAGTTATCCACCGTTGTATTTGGCATCATTCCCGACCATTTATGACCCATCGGAAATTCCCGTTTTGCCTTCTCGAACTTGTATGCATTTCTGATTTCTTCCTGTAGTTTATCACGCGGTATTTTCCCATTGAGTTCACGCACCCAACGCCAACATTGACCCCTGCTATCTGTTTGCGTCCCACCGACATAAAGAACGGTATTGTAGCCTGTTTCATTTGCAAGGCTCTGCATCTGTTGGCCTTGAAGTTGTGACACGCTATCCCGCGCCGTTTGTGTGATGTATGACTTTAGTTTGCCTGATGAATCAGCGCCGGATTGGATGAATTCGGTTAATTGTTTCTTTGCGCCGTCTATTGATTCGCCGTAACTTATGGCATTGTCAAGTATCTGTAATATCGGGCGTTTAAAACTTTCGTTTATGCCCGAATTCATTAGCGTTTCTGCGGTCTGCGCCTTCCATTTCTTTTCAATCTTTGATAGCGGTAACTTCTGATGCGAATATCCGACGGCATCCAAAATGCCGCTTGTGTTGATGGTGATTTTGCCCAAATCATTTATAAATACTTCTGCTGTTTTATTATAACCGCCCGTTTTTAGTCCGGTATTTATAGCGTCCTCAAAACGTAGTAATTGTTCAGCGGTTAAAATTCCGTTTGAAAAGTTACCGCCTGTGGTATCTATTTTGTCCATCTCTTTGAAAATGGATTCCAATATTGAGCGCTCAACTTCGGGCATCTTCTTTAGAATCGATTCAATCAATTCCTGCTTTAATGCCTCGTTTCTGCTGATTATTTTATTCATAAATTCCTGTTGGAATCATACCCATAGCGCGTTGTGTTACCTCTGTAATCAATGCGTTTACATCGGATTCAATGAATGCCTTTTGCCCCTTTTCGTAGGCTATGTTTTTCAAAATAACATATCCTTTTTCATGGATAGTTTTATCCATAGCGGTAAACACTCCTGAAAGTAGTTTAGACCTCAATGCATTACCTGAAACACCATATAAAGGGTCAACGTAATATAGCACATCATTTATTCGTATGCTTACGGGATCGTCACGAAACACCTTTGAATTGACCATGAAACACATCTCAGATAAAATCATGCCGTCATCTGTTTTGCCCTGAACCGCTGCGAATTCATTGACCAAATCCGAATCAGACATTAAATCAAATTGTTTCGGCCTGATTAAATAAACCTCCTGCGGTGTGTAGCCCGTTGTGGTATAATTGATGTAAGCCGTTATGAACTTTAACCCGTATTCTATTTGGTTGAACAGGAAGTTTGATAGCGATAAAAGGAAATAGTATTGGTCTTTGCGGTCCTCACGTTTTGCATCCCCGCTTTCCGTAGCGTTTATTTTCTTACTCAAGAATAAAGCCTTTTCAGCACGTTCATAGAACACCTGCCAACGGTCAAGATGATACTGAGGAATGCCTACGTCTGGCGTATGGAACTTAACCACGTCATACATTTGCCCGCCGTTTTTCGCCAATTTTTCCTCAGACATGGTGTAATTGTCGCCCGGATTGATTGAGATAGTGCCGCGCCCGTTACAGGAATCACAAATGCCTACCTTGTTATTCAGCGGATTATCTTTATCCTCAATGGTCTTATGACCTGAGCCAAAACATGTAGGACACGCAGGCAATACTACCTGTTTAATCGGGTAGCTATAATGTTTTGTCATGGCTTCGTCATCGTTCATGTTACGAACGAGATTTTCAGCCCATATAACAAAGGGTTGCATGAATGCGTTATCGGTATTCCAAAACGGAATTACCCCGAAATTATGAGTAGTCTGAATGCCCGACAAAACATAGATTTGTTCTGTGGCATTCAGATAAATGATTTCTTTTTTGTATTTGAAAACAACCGATTCTTCATCAAGTTGTATAATGTCCTCACACTTGATAAACACCATTTTAGGCTTTATCTCTGTGCTGTCATCTTTTTCAAGGTTGTCCGATTCGATAACCGCTGTGTAACCCGTTGGATTGTTTAAGTAGAATTCAAGCGCCTCCATTGCCATGATTCGCACGAATTCATTGGTAACATATTGACCGCTTGGGTCATCAACTGAAACGCTAAAGTTATTGGGCTGCAATATCGAACCCTTAGCCATTTCTAAAAATCGATCAAATAATTCTTTACCGATTGGTGCATAAACCGAACGCCTCCAGTTGTGATGCTCGTCGTTTTCATTGGGGTGTCGGTTCAGCAGTCTATACTTAAACACCTCATCAAAACGGGTGTCGTATGTTTCAGGTTTAATGCGCATCCCGTTCAATACGAAATCAGGGCGCGCTCCTGTTGAATGCACCTGAACTGCTAAGGACGTATCCACCCGCTGAACGAATCCAGCGGGTAGAAAATCCTTGTTTTTTTTGTTGGCTTTATAAAGCCTTTGGAATTCTTGGAATTGCATCCAAATTTGTTTTTAGTCCTGTGTAATTACTTCGGCCTCAACGCGGGTAGATTGTGTGCCTGTTCCGACACATGCCACGCGCAAATATAACACCCTACCCCAATTGGATAATACCGTTGGAGTTGGATTTAATGACCAGATGAAATAAGCAGGAGCAGCGGATGTAACCTGTAATGTATCGCACTGAATCCCTGTTTGTCCGGCTGTGCCATAGAAATTAACCCAATTCGTTCCATCCAATGAACCCTGAAGGATTGCCTTAAATGTGGATGTACCTGAAATGTTAGCTGTTTTCAATGCCACACGATAACGGCCTGATTTACCTACATTGATTGCACCGCGTTGGGTGGTCAAATAAGTAGTGCCTGCATTTGTTACGGTATCGAAGTAAGTATGTGAGCCGTACAACTTAGCCTGAGCGGTTGCTTTTTCGTTGCAAGCCGTGAAGCATAACACGGTGATAATGAAGAAAAATAACTTTTTCATTTTTGTTTTGTTTTTTGTTTTTGATTGTTTAAAATAATTAATTAGCGCGGTACATCCATGCCAAACCTAATGTATCGGTCGGGTCTGCTTGAAGCAAATCCAGATATGGCAATTTCATTGTAGCGATAGGATCGCCTGTGAAATTGATGTTCATAGATTTGAATTCAACGACTTGGCCTTCTACTTCAATATCCTGACCGTACCAATGATTCACGTCATAGGACATGAACTCCTGATTTACGTTCAGAAATAAGTAGATACGACCATCAGCAGTTACCCAACCTCTGTACTTCGTTGCTGGGTTTTGCAGTTGGTCAACAAATACGGTTCGGTCGTGGTATGGCGTTGCTGTACCTGATGCGTTTACATCCGTAGCGGTGTAATCACGAGCGGTTAATGTTCGGCCTGTTGTGATTGTCTTAGCGGGACTGCGACGGCTACGATATTGCTTTGTAGTCGTTGTTGGGTCACTCCATGAGAACTCTGCAAGTTCAAACGTAGCACTAATATTTCCAGTAGCTACTAAGGCTTCAAACGCCGTAGCTAAGGCAATATCATCATAAGTGCCCGTTGGAAACGCTGTGTTACATGTAGCCGTAATTAAACGCACAGGAATTTCCGAACGCTGATAAATATCGCATTGGTCTGTGGTTGTGAGTGTGAATGTATCTACACACGCACTATTACAAGTTGATAGCATTTTGCTTATGTTTTTTGTTTTGTTATTAAATGGCTTGCAACCGGGTTAAGAACAAACAAAAGTTTTCTCGCACTTGCTTGACAGCAAAGGTACGTTCAAATTTTTGAATTCATAGCCCGGATTTTCAGGATTTTCTACAAAATTTTCTTGTTCAAAAAAGTATTCGATATTGTCAACGTAAAAGTTACGCGCTGATAATAGATTCAGTATAGCAGACTCAAAGAATTCCGGGATAGGTTCAGATAACAACCGGTATTGTTTGGTGACCTCTGATTTATAGCAGAATTGCCTTTCGTTGTACGTTTTTTTAATTCGTGCCGGTTCGCGGTCAAGGTCTGCGGGTATGCGAAGGAATAATTTAGCCGCGTCCCAAAAAGAGCTGTTGCCGCTCGAATGCACATGACCTTCGCAGTCCGTCATTGCAGCCGGAAATGTAGCGGTCAACATCGGGTAACTATCTTCACAATACGGGACCTTATAAGGTTTTGAATACCATGTTTTAACGACACCCAATGTCGAGAAATTAGCCGTAAATTTTACCCTGAAACATCCGAAGCCCTCATGCGTTCCGGTTGCAAGGGATGAGGCTATACTTGTGAGCGAAGCTACTGAATTATTTTTTTTATAGACTACGCCCCCCAATGTAGAAGTATTTAACCCAATACATAAACGCCCTGCTTTGAGTTCGACAAATGGCGGTGGCGTCTCTTGTGTGCCGTAGATAAAATAATACACGGTTCCGTTATCATCAAGTTCGATAATATCACCGGCCACCACATCGAAGTAATACACAGAGAAGTTTTGACCCGCGGCATTTGGTAATCGCATGGGTGCAAGGATTTGATATTCGGCATGCCCTGAAGCATTATAGGTCCCCAATAACCAACGGTTTGTCGAAGTCGCACCATAGCTGACATAAGTAGTCGAATCGGTTTCATCAACGATACTCAATGTGCAATTAGCCCCACTTGGCAAACCGCCTCCATTTTGGGTAACGTATTGATACGGAACAATAACGCGAAGCGCTAAAAAGTCGGTTCGTCGTATCGGGATAAAAAAAGGTTTATCGTTATCTGCTAAGCTACAATTAGCTAAATCTGTATCTGATAATTCCCAAAGTTGGTTCATTTCGTTTTAGTTTTTAAGGTTACCCGTTAACTTTATTTGCCGTTTGCCATGATCGAATTCCACGCTTTCTATTTCGCCTTCATCCGTTCCGTTTGGCATTACGACAGTCTGAAATATGTCTAAGATGTTATATGTTTCTTTGCAATAATCCAATATAACTTCGAATTGAATCACATCCTTTTTTGCGGGATCGGGCCTGTCGATTACATGGAATTCACTCCATAAGTTATCGTTTACCGTTGACGCATCGGGGTCATGCGACATCGGATAGTTATAGTAGTAGCACTCAGCAGGGTTTATGATGGTTCCGCTTATATCGCTTGGGTCATCATCATCCAAAGCGGGTATAGTGAGATAATCGACATAAGGCGCTTTGATTGCCCTTGCATCTTCAAGGTCGCTTGATGGGTCATATATGATAAGTTTTGCAAGTTGCAAAGTGTCGGTCATTGATTTCAAACAATGCTTCCAATCATCACCGTTCCCCTGCCATATCAATAATTGATTTGCTATGGACTTAACGAGGTTTATATCCCAGGGCGAATCCTTACCATCCAAAACAAATGAAGCCGCGCCGTAATCCGTTGAAGTGAATTCAATCGTATCGGTATAATTCGGGCTTGAAGAATCCAAATATTCACCGTTAAATCGTTTCATTAATTCGTTCCCGATTGCGTCCGTTGCATCAAGTCCGTATTTGTTGTAGATTCGATATGGTTTGCCTTTTCCGTTCCACGAATAACACACAGATGAAAGCAGGTATTCCGCATCCGCACCGCTTAAATCTATGGCCGGGGTTGTTCCCCAAATGTTCTCACCTATGCGGTCTTTGCGGTCGAAATACGCTGCCCCTGCTTCGCTGATATACCACCGCGCATTAAACACCGGAACCAATGTTTTGAAAAAAGCCGTTAATGTCCATGAGGGTTGATTTGCCGGAATATATCCCTTAGCCGTTGACATCTTGACGCCCTTCGTTGTGTACGCACTTAGTACTGCTGTATTGTAGTAGATACTGCCGGAATCGTGGAATATAGGGCTTTTGGTTCCGTCAATTGTGATTCCACACTTTGAACATACATTACTCATATAATTACGGACAAACGGCGAAGGCCAGCCTCGCTCACAACCAAAAAAAGAATCAGCTAATGTACTTGGCAATGGTATCTGTGGAATGTTACTACCTATCACAGAAGTAAGCGCGCCCAATATCGCATTGATAGTTACCACAATGATATTGAATGAGGCCAATAGAAGCGTAATCAAATTAAAGAACGTCACCAACGCGCCGAATAAAAACGTGGGTTTGATAACGTCGCAATACCGAAATCTTGGGTGTGGGTAGCCGCTTGTAGGGAACTCCTGATATTCATTTGCGTGGTTATCTGCAACGGCGGTAAAACTTGCACAATCGTTGTATAGATTTACTTCAGTTAGGTCGGCTTGAAACTCGCATTTGTCATCGTCACACCACCTGAGTAAACGATTTTCAAACTTAAACAAATACTGAGGTGAACCGCTGAAATTTAAATCCGTAATTCTTACACAAATATTATTTGAGGCCCGATTTGCGGAATCAATTAGGTTTGTTTTGATAAATACATAGGCTGCCCCGCTAAACAAAACGCTTGATATAGTCCGTCTAAGTGGTGATTTATCCGCATCTAATTGTCGGTATCTGACCATCTTTGAAACGTCGGCATAGTCGCTATAATCTACCCACGTCAAGTTGTTACAATTGAGGCTTAGTTCTACTTTATAACTCATAGACGTGCCATTTTAATGAGTAACCCCTGACGGTTCAGATGACCCGCAATTGATGTAGCAAACTGCCCCGAATCGAAGCCGTTGTAAATATTTATTTCGCGCTGTTTTAGCAACTCATTGGTCTTATCCAATTTGCTTTCGACGCCGCTTATATCCAATGACATAGATCGCGCTTGTTGATGGTCGCTTACTGCTTTGTCAATGTCAAGGGTATCTGTTACGAAATATCCGTTACTTGCACGCATTACCTTTAGTTTGCGTTGGTGTATGCCCTCAAACATTTGTTTATGTTTGGCCGTTAAGTCATGGTCCATAACGAATTCGCGTTTGTGGTACTTATACGGCCTACGTCCTACGGCTGTGCTTTCTTGCTCAGCAGGACCGTCACCGGTGTATCCACCTTCATAGAATTCATATTCCTTCGAAGCGCTCCGAATAGCTGCAATGCTGGCGGTTATCCCCGCTGCAATAGCGATAACATTAGCTGCAATAAGTACAGGGTTTTTTGTATTGGCAATAGTAGCTATTGCTCCCGATATTGCAACGGCTTGATTTGCAACAATCACACCTGCATCAATAACACGCTGTTGTCGCTCGTATCTTTCGCGCTTGGCTAAAAGTTCATTTAATCGGTCCTCCTCAATATTTAACGATTCCTTAGACCCTTTCTCCTGACTATCTCTAATGGCTTCAACTCTTTTCTCCTGCAATTGAATGAGCCTATCGGTTTTGTTTTGTTCGGTTTCAAGAAGTGATTGCGTTGCATCTGCCAACGCCATTGTATTTTCCCATAACTCCTGACGTGCTATTTGTTTGCGTTTTTCGGATTCGGATTTCGATATAGCCGTTTTGCGTTCTTCAGATGTTTTGTGTTCTTTCACACCGGCTTCGGCTCCTGATACGGCTGTATCAAATACTTCCTGACGTGCTAATCCCTGCATCAACCGCGCTGAACTGATTTGAATGTTTAGTTCATCCTGTGATGCTTGTATTTGTCGGGCCTCCTTCGCGGCGCGTTCAATCAACTTGTAAAACGCCCATCCTGAACCCGGTTTATCCAACTCCTCAATAGGCGTTTCCCCTACAACAACTTTTATCTTTATTTTATTTTCCGGCTTTGCAAGTACCTTGTTTGTTTTCTTTACTTCGCCCTCTACCTCATCATAAAGTTTTGCATTCGGATTCAAAGGTGCGTTATCACCTTTGCCCTGCGTGAGCTGATTAAACGCCCTTCTTAATGTGGTCGCCTTTTGGACATATTTGTTAAACTGCTCTAAATATTTGTCAAGGTCTTTGCGGGCTTGAATTTCATCCAATGGATTGCGCCGTCCTGCTAAGGCATCATCAAGTCGGGCCTGTGCTTTATCTGCAAATCCCTTGTATTGAATGGCTAAACGGGCGTATGTCATAGCCTGCTCCTCCATCTTCTTAATACCGGCTGGGTCGTTTGCATACTTACCCGCTAAAGCGCCGGCATCTCTGTTTACATGCCTGTTAAATTGTTCATCAATACTTTCGAATGTGTAATTAATCCCGTTCAGAATCTCAGTCAAAAACGGCAAAAAACGCATCTTTACCGAATCCAAAGCACCGCCAAAATCTTCCTTGATGTTATTGATTAACATCTTGTTTTTCTGTTCAATCCCCTCAGTGGTTTGCGCATAGATAGCCGTTGACCCCTGTAACTTAGTATAGAACTCACCCAATACAAGATTAAGCCTATCATGTTCGGACTTCACGCCCTTAATACTCAGACCGTAATCCCTGAGCGTTTGACCGCCCCGCCCCTCCATGATGTTCACTACCTTTTCGGTCGCAGTCGCTAAATCAATTCTTTCGGCTGAAGCTAATTCGATAATAACCGGCAACAACTTGGACAATTCCTCACGGCTTACTTTTCCGTAATTAACTAAGGCTGTTTGCGCCTTCATGATGTCATCGTTATCAAATAGTCCGTTGAATTTAGCTGCTAATTGGTCGGCTTCGCGTTGTAGCCCAATGAGCATATCACCTTTACCGATGTTGTTTAGTGAACGGCTAAGGTCATTGGCCACCTGTGTGGCCTCGCGGAATTCGTCTGATGCATCAGATACAAATCCTGATACAGCATTCATAGCAGTTTGAAACAAAGCCATGCCACCACCAATACCCAACCCCATCGCTAAACTACTCCCGAATGATGATACCTTGCTGCCAAAGGACTGAGCCTTAGTTGACATCGCAGCCAATTGATTATCGACCTTGCCTAACTCCCTGAGTAATGCCTGAACATTTGCGGGGTCGTTTGTCTTTCGTAGCTGTTCGTATAAGTCTTTTTGCGAGCGCCGTAGTTTTTCGGTAAGGTCTAACTGCTTTTTTTGCGAAGTCGTAATGTTATCCGCTGCGGCCTGCATCTTCTTTAGTTCGCCTGTAAGCCGTTGAACCTTTGCGGGGTCATTTGTTTTGCGTAGTTGGTCCTCTAACTTTGCGCCGCCGGTCCTGAGTTCGTCTAATACTTTATCCTGATGCTTCATTTCATCAGTTACCTGCTTCAACTCCTTTAGGTTTGAATCCCAACTAATTCGGGCTATTGCGTCAAATATTTCGGCCATAAATAAACCTTTGTTTAGATTTACTCAGTTCAAATAGGCCGAAGCACGCCAAAGATTAGTACAAAATTAAACCCTTTCGATGGAATTATTTTCTTTTTTTTGCGTTCATGGCCTCAGACCTGTTTTTATCCGACTTCTGTTTGGCTTCCAACCGTCGCACCGCTTGTGAATTAGCGTATAAGAACTGATAAAACGCCTCTACACTCCATTTCATTACCTCTTTGATTTCAGATGGTTTGCGGTCTGCTATGGTGAAGATAAGATAGTTATTTTCTTCAATACGCGCCTGTATCTCTAATCCAATGTCGGCAACTGGCTTTGGCGCTCTTTTACGGCTTGGAATACGGCTAATATATCGCTGTTGGATATATCCGCTGAGTTGTTGATGTAGGCGAAGGCCTTTGTGATAAAAAAATCCCGATTAGATTCGTCCCTCCTCCAAACCTCTTTTTTCTTCTTTTGAAATTCAACATCCATCTCAATCGGTTCATCATCCATCATAAAATAAACACAGGCCAAATCTTCGTAATGCTGCATTTCTGCTATGCGTTTGATTCGACCTTTGATGTTTTGCCCGATAGCAATACAATCCTGCTTTAGTTGCTTGATGTCATTGATTGACATAGCCCGGTCGATTAGTTCAGACATCATGTTATCAAGAAAGTCCTCAGATATTCCCATCCTGATGTATAACTCCTGTATTTCGGCCTCCATGTAGCGTTGATAAAGGATTTCATCTGCCTGATGGATTTCATAAAACTTGTGGCCGTCTATGACCTTAACGGGTTCACGCCTCAGTTGTGGGTGTATTGCCTCCATTTGTAAGTTTGTTTAGTTGTTCTGTAATTCGGTCGCGTTCAGTTCCGGGCTTGTAATACGGCAGGATATAGTTAAGAATTCCCGGCCAACCATTGATGATATAAGCAGCCCGCATGCGTTGATAGTGGTCAAGATGTTTAACCGCTCGTGGCATCTTTCCGGTTTCGATTAGGACATTTTTTGGCAATAGCTTTGCCATGTGCTTCATCTCAACTCTGACCTCTTTAGTGATTCCTGCTATAATCATGCGCGGTTAAATCTTACTACGTTAAACACGCCGTTATGAATCAGGATCGTATCTGTGTTATTGTATAGCCTGAGTTGAAACAATCCAGACATGGTAGTGTCTGTAATCTCTGTGAATTCAATATATGAACTACCATCACCATGACTCATTGTATAACCGATGTTACCATGCTTCGCCCATGCGTAAAATGGGCGCTGCGAACAGGTCCAGCTATCTGAATCGCTATAACAACCCGTTTTTAGCGTATCTGTTACGATTTGGAACGTAATCCCGTTGTAAGCATTGCCGGGCTGTGCTTGACTGAATACAAACGGCTGGCAGGCCGTAATAGACCCCAACCAACCGAAGCTACCTGTTGTCCATGTAACGGTATCGGTCTGATTCACTACATACGAAATAGAACCCGACACAGGCGGTAATTGATAGTTTGGATTGCTTGATTGATTGCATGACAATATCAGGACCGCTAAGGCCATTAATAGGTATTTCATAGTTTAAAAGTTTTCATATAGTCATTGAGATAGGTAGTTAATAGATATAAGAAGCCATCAGTTAAATGCATACCATATTCAGTATTGCCTGATGTCTTAAACATCTTATCTTTCCCTTCCTCAGTCGTTGCTAACTCAATATCAGCTATTAAGTCAACGGTCCCGACAGGACAAAAGTACAACTTTGGATGGTTCTGCAAAATAGTATTAACAAAAATCCTGATTTCCCTCCATGCATTCTCACCGGCATAGCTGATTTGGCACTTATCAATCTGATTCAAACTAATTTTTAGCGACTCCCTTATCATGGTGTACATCGTAGCATTCGGGCTGTTAAACCCCTGATTTCGGTTGTGGCCTGATGGGTCACCAGTAACCCTGAGCACCGCGCCGGGGAAATCAGTAAGTATGCGCTGACATAGCTGTGATATTGTGCAGTTCGGTATCTTGTATGCCTTCAAAATGAATATAAACGCACCCGGAACTAATTGAGATACGACGCATGTAGCGGGGTCGATATTGAAATCAAAACTGAGTATAAGCGGAAACGCTGGGTTAAACGGTATGCGCTCAGGGTACACATGCCTTGATTTATCGAATGCGTAGAACCATGGGTTTTTGTTTTCAAAGCTGTTCCAATCACCCTCAATCATTCGGGCCTTGATGTCTGGCGGCATTCGGTTCCACACCTCCCATTGTTGTTTAGTGTTTGACGGCTCATTCGTCGGGCTAAGTGGAACGAATAGTTCCGATTGTGGTAACGTCCCCGATTTGTAAGGCGTATAGATTTCTTTTTTAATCCACCCGGGGTGCGGATTACATGTAGTTAATACAAGCGGGTTCGGCTCATCAGGAATATGCCACGATCCGACACGCTGAAGGACGGCGTTATAATATTCAAAACTCACGTCCTCCAATTGGTCAAAGAATGCGCCGTTAATCTCAAGCCCTAAAGTATCTGTGAAATCTTTATCCCTGCTTTCGTTTGCGCCTATGAAGAATATCCGCGCGCCGTTTGGTTTGTACAACAAGTGATAGTTAGACCTTGATTTACTCCAATGCCATTTCTTTGAGCCTCTGAGTATCTTTGAAAAGGTTTCAATTGTTGTGGATTCAAGGATAGTCAAATCCTTTCTGTGAACGCTCCATTTGCTTAGTGGGTACTGAATTGCCAACGTAATCAATGCAAGTGAATTGGTAACGGTCTTGCCGCCCCTAATTGCCCCGCCTGAGTGAATCCTGTTATATGGGTTAAGCCCCTGCGCTGCGCCTATAATGGTTTGGAACAGATTGAATTGTGTGGGCCTATCTTTAAAGCTAAATTGCAATTTATCCGATTGTGATTTTTGCGCCGTTTGGTAGTTCTAAGACCTGATGCTCTTTGTCTTTGCCTTCGGAGTCGGTGTTGGCTATTTTGGCGGGGGCATAGTCCCCATCTATTTTTGCCAAATAGTCCAAAGCCTTCAATTGGTCGCTTGGTGACGGCATTATGATTTGCCCCTCTACCCGCTTGGCTTTGCCCAATGCAATACTTTCAGCTATCTTCATTCGTGCGTATTTGTCCAATACAAGCGATTTGGCGGCCTCTGTCTCCGTCCTGATGCTTTCCTCGGCCTTTTGTTTATTAACGGATTCTCGGTGCGCTGAATACTCTTCGTTGGCAGATTTCCAATACCTTACAAACGTCTGTTCGGTTAACTCAAATTTACTAACGAAAGCTAACATAACTTCCTTATACTGAACATTTCCTTTATTCAGCTCATCAATGATAAAATCTATGTATTGCCTTTTATTTGGTTTCATTTTAGTTTGAGCGAGGAGGTCGGTGTAACCGCCATCTCAATACTGGAAGTATTGCGACTTTTATTTAGCCCACCCTCGCATATTTCTTTTCTGCTTTGTAAAGATACTTTTTTCCCTTTATACATTCCTGCTCCCATTTCATCTATTTTGCTAAATGGTAATATTGGAACGGTTATTTTGCAGGATTTGTCGATTAGGTAAATGTATCGGAGTTGGAAACCATCTACTTTTTTTGCCCCTGTTCTTTCTTTAAAATTGCTAAACTTTTCGCCTAATTTATAACCAACTTTCTTTTTTAAAAGATGGCTGCTTGCCCTTAACCCTATGTCGGCAAATCTAAACCCATCAGGCATTTCATAAATAGTGCTGTTTTTTGTAACCCCCAATAATTTAAAACCACTTGCTCTATATATCGTACCGTCACCACATTGCGTTCCGTCTGCAAAAGAAATAACCCACTTTATATGTGATGCGTTTTTCTTTAGCAATTTCATGCAAATCGAAATACATCTACTTTCGCTATACTTTGGCAAATATTCATCAAATGCCATTCTGTTTAATTCTAAAAATTCATTCCATTTAGTGCCTTCTACATAATTAATGCAGTTTGATTTTTGCATTGATGGCCCAAATTGCAAAACTCCATGCAACTTTTCATCTAAAAAACAACCAAAACAAACGGAAGGGTTAACTGCACTTTTACCCGAATAATGATGTTTCTTTACAAACTCATTTGCAATCTTTGACGGTATTACCTTAACAATTATTTCCTTTGCTCTGCCCATTGCATTATAATTAAATAAAGTGCGTTACCATTTGAATTTTCGTTGCCCATTGTTTCGCAATATTTATATTCTTCAGTTTCTTTAATATCTGATATTGCGTTTTTAATTTGGTCTGCTTGTTCATCTGCTAAAGTAAAAGTCATTTGTTGAAACGGTGCTTTATCTCCATCAGGCAGGGTGAAATCTGTTCCAAAATCATCGCTATCTTTTACACTATCCACTATCTCAACGCCCAACTCTTCAATATCCAAATCATATTCCACCGCAATTTCTTCAATGAGTTCAGTATCAAGGTCTATATTCTGTTTTGATGTCGTGTTTGCCAATATCTGAGCCTTGTAGTATAATTCGGTGTTATCCTCGATGTCATCCCTTACGATTACGGGGTACTCATTATCCGATAAATGTACTTCCTTTGGCTTTTTACCCTGTTTATCAAACGTGGCCTTTCTTGCATGACCGCTGATTATTGTCCCTTCTTTTGTAACTGATATGGATTCAATCACCCCGATTTCATTGATTGATTTCTCAAGCAATTGCATACCCTTGTCGGTGTGTCGGTTTGTATTCCGTTTGCTGGGCGTTATCTTCATACACCCGCAAATATACACAATATTTATTTAAACCAAACAAGCCCCTAAAAAAGGGCCTGCTTAGAAAATGATAAAACAACAATTGAAAATGGATTTGGCAAAGGTAATTAATAAACCCAAATAATACAAATCAAATCTAATACCATTGCGATATAGATTAGGTAATTGATTGCAAGATAATACTTTCGCTTCATCTTCTTTTCATTGTGTTCGATTACCGGAACGGCTGCGACAAGTAGCAGCATGATTGTTAGGAGGAGTTTCATTTGATTATTGTTTTATTTTTTTAGCCATATTGTTAATACCAAATTGCAATATATTTTATCCTTACAAATTTCTGTTTGTGTGATTTTTTCAATATAATGAGCCATGTCACTACGGCTCATTTTTTCAAGTTCATCTTTTGTGTATTTAGTTTCCATATCCATCAGGAGTTACATCTGTAATTACTACCGAAAAACTTGGTTTAAGATTCCATTTTGGGGCAACTCTTTGAACTTTTGGCTCTGATTTCAGTTCTTGCATTCTTTCTTCAAATTTTGCAGTTGCTATTGCCGCTTCTTCGTTTGCTAACTTTGTAAATTCAGCGAGGATTTGTTCGTTTGTCATTTTCTTATTGTTTTTAATTACTCCACAAATATACACCGTATATTCAAACTAACAAATTTATTTTGAAAATTCTTTGATTTTATTTTTTACCATTAACTTAATTTCTTCGACCCATTCGATGCGGACACGAAAGGCAATAGTTTTAGTTTGGTAAGGAGCAGGTTTGCGACCTGAGAAGGGGCGTTTACCCCCTCTCGTTTCTTTTTTAGTTTTAGTTTTCATCTATAAAATTACAATAATGGTTTTCAAATTCATTCCAAGCTGCCATTGTCATATATTCAATTTTGAATTTTTTATCATCTTCCTTTATTACTCTCGCTTCGCAAAAGATAGAACCGTCTTGATTGATCATAAAAATACCGGTCAATCCGTCTATTTTTATCGCTGTTGGTTTATACCATCCTGAATTAGTAGTATCTAAATTTATAGAGGTTAAACAAGCGTCTAAATTTGTGAATGTTGTTGTTCCTGCCCATTTAGTTTCAGCAATTTTTTTAAGTGCTTTAACTTTTGCATTGTTTTCTGTTGTTTTTGCTATTGTTGTCATTTTGTTTGTTTTTAAATCTGATACAAATGTATAACCTTATTTTGAATTCTGCAAACTTTTTTCAAAATTCTTTCAAAATATTTTGCGTCACCAAATACATATCCTCAAATGATCGGACGGTGTGGTATATCCCGCCACCTTCACGAACCCATTGCATAAAGTCCTGTTGGCTCTTTAGGTGCTTCTCATTGCGTTGCTTAGTTTCGATGTAAACGGCCCGACCCTTGTACATCCCATGCAGGTCGGCAAAGCCCTTGTTTGTACTCGGAATGAATCCAACACCGACCCGATACTTACCTTCTGATGATATGCGCTTAAGTACATTCCCGGTATAATACTGCCAAACCGCTTGGCAAAGAGCGTTGAAGTTATTTGTATTAAATGCCTTCTTTGATACTCCCGGGATGCGTTCCACCAATGTAGGCACCCCGTTTTCATCTGCTTTGTAAATATCCTGCCGTTTCTTGATGACTTTAGTGGTTATAAGAGGGAATGATTTTTTGAAGAATCCGTCCTTCATTTGTTCTTTTCTGCGCTCATTGTATAGGGCTTCGAATTCGGATTGGGTGATTAGGTTTATACTCATATTATGATTTTTTATAACTTTACACTTTTTTTACAAATTTGACAAAAATTTGACATCAAGAATGCCCTGTTTATAGGCCTTTCGGGCGAAAAGTGTCAAATTTTGACAAATTTTACATTTTTTATTTTTTTGACATTTTTATTTACTCTTAATTTTTCATTTTACATTTTGTCAACTTGACAAATCTTTTCTAACTCATTGATTTTCAACGCTTTACATATTACTGCGTTTTACACTTTTGACAAATTTGACATTTTTACATTTTGTCAAGTTCTTTTTTCCAATTGTAAACCGTTTGTCGGCTTACCTCAAGTTGTGAGGCTACCGATGCCGTTTTGATCTTCGGGTTTTTGCGATACATAGCCTCAAATATTTCGAATGGCGTCCGGCCTTGATTGCTTTTCGATACCTCTTTTATTTGCGCCTCATCTCTGCTTGTTGACCTTATCTTTCGTGACATGGACGTGAAGTACTCCGCTAACCTTTCAGCCCCTAAAACAGCCTGTTTTGATACCTCCCTGATATTTACATCCGTTTCAGTAACGGAGGCGTTCAGGAAGTGCAACAAAAGCGAAAAACGCGGGATATAAGATTTCATCTTTGGCAGTCCGCTTTTAGCGTATTCGTTTATCTCGTCGCTGTTCTGTTGATGGGTTATCTTGTTAAATATCCGTATCCACTCCCGTTTTGCCTCCTGTGACCAATTACATAGCATCGGGACCACTTCGCCGTCCAAATCGAATTCGACCATCTCATTGCGGACGGTTTCATACATCGACACTACCGCCTCCTCATACCAATGGACAATTACGGGATCAATTTCGTTTTCATTGTATTCATCGACCCGTAACTCCGGAAACGTGAGCAGCATCCTATCTACAAATCCATTCTCTTTGTTTTCTTCTGTGTACATCGAAGCCAATACACCGGGCTGTATTCCACCCAGTACCGGGATAATGGGCAAATCCACAAAAGCAGACTTTGCCATCTTCCTATTAAATGCCACCGACTTACCACTCCATGTACTTAGCCAGAATTCCAAATCCGAACCCGCCCTGTATTTGTTCATGTCCTTAAACCACCCGTTTAATTCATCCTTAAACACGCCAACCGATACCTTTGATTCACCATGCAATTCTACAAGTGCCTCCAAAGTGATGTCGTTTGCAATGAATTGGGATTTCGTAGGCTCTTTAGCTTCTTCGGTGTACTGCTTTTCATCTTTAGTTAGCTTGCTGTATTCCTCAAACTTTTTCAGTGCCTTAATATACCGCTTAACCTCACGGCTGTTTTGCTTGAGCAGCGGAAATATAATACTATCAATGCTTGGGGTTTTACCAATTCCGGCCTGACCGACTACTGAAATCCAAACCGTTGCTATCTCACTCCAACCTGTTTTTACTTTGATTCGCATACTATTCCCAACTATTACCGATAACATCCAAAGCATTGAAGCTCCCATGTAGTCAAAGCTATGGTTAAGATACTTGTTGCATTGTATCATGTATTCCTGAATTGGTGCAGGAAATACATCCAACGGAAAAGCCACCTCGCTTATATCTTCGATTTCGGTTTTTAATTCGGGTACTTTTATTTCCTTCGTACGACTACCGAATCCGTCCTTGTATAGCTGTGATGCCGACCTTGAGAAGTCACCATTATGGTGCTTGTAAGCGTATGCGCTGAATGGGCTGATTAGTTTCTCATGCGGGTAAATTGTTCCGGTGCTGAATAGATACATACAGCCCGAATTCTTATAAACGTACCCGCTATGCGGACTTGTTGCACCATGCCGTCGGATGATGTATTTGTCGCTTAATTGCCTTACGATGTCGAAATCGGGGCCAATAATGTCGAATATATCGGTTTTGTCGTTGAAGTCCTGCCACGGGGTTACGTCGGATTTCTCATATTGTTTTATCGGTCGCTCGGTTTCAATCGGTCTGCTTTCATCGATGTAATTGAATGTGGCACAAATATTCCAAAGTATCTCCCTATCTTGTTTGGTGATCTCCTGCACATCATTATAACCCAATTGGCTTATCTGATTGTCATATATGAAAACATAACCGCCTACGCCTCTGGATTCAATAACGGCTTCGGTGTGTCCTTTTAGCTTTGCTATCTTGGTATTCCCCGCTACGAATTCACATCGGTATAGGATATGATAACCCTGATTACGGGTTTTGACCACAACAAACTTTCGGTCGAAGTCATCAATGTTATCTGTAAGGTATGCGTATAGTTCATTCCAGAACGCCTGTTGTTCAGGGAGTGAGTTAAACACCTTCAAATCCACGTCTATGACCTCAAGGCCATTGAACCCGCATACAAGCCCGACTCCGACGGTCGCTTGCATTTCTTCGCCGTCTTTCTTGATGTAGCCCCCTGCGTATTGATATTGTTTTTCAAACGCTGCTTTCTCAAGTGGTTTGTTTTGGCATGGCTTCCATGCATAGTTAGGGCGTTTATTTTCGCCAACCGTTATGAGGCTATATCCGCAGTCGAAGAGCCTATAACATCGGTCTAATGTTGGTTTATTCATTATTGAAAAACTAAATGCCCGACTTACATGGTGATGGGCTGTATGTCATACAGGTTCATGCAGTCGAGCATTCAGATTAAATGTCGTTTGGAATTATTCGCCATCACACGAATTAATTGAAGCGCTAAGATAGGAATTCTTCAGGAATATTATTCATCAAATCTTTTAATTCCTTTGGAACCAGAATTATCCTAAAGTGTCTGATATACCACATAACAAAGGCCGAATCTGTTAAGTCATACAGATTGCAGCCCTTGTACTTGCAGTCGATTCGTATAATGTGTTGCATTAGAATGGCAGGTCGTTTTCAATGGGCGCTTGTTGCACTTGTGCTGGTCGTTGCACTTGTTGCAGTTGTTGCAGTTGTTGCATTGGCTGCGTTTGCTGCTCACTTGCACCGCTTAATGTGTCAACCTTCCATGCATCGAGTGATGAAAAGTATTTGACCTCCCCACTTGGCGAAGTCCATGCCCGCCCTCTGAGATTGAAATGTACCCGCACCTGATTACCTATGCTGAACTTGTCGGCCAATTCGGTTTTGGCGTTTGCAAGTTGGAACTCATGCAGGTTTGCATATTCGGGCGCTTGGTCATCAATGACGAATTTTCTTACGCTGAATTTTTCTGATTTAGTTTCTGTTTGGCCAATGGATATAACACGGCCTTCGATTGTGTAATTGCTCATGGTTTATGATTGTTTAATTATGATTGTTTTTTATTCCCCACATTTTCGGGGTCATTGTTGATAATATGCCACATTTTACGCCTGCAGCATTAATTTCGGATAAGGCTTGTGAAGCAATGCAGCGCCTGGAAATGGTGGTGTGATCCCCTTAGCGGGTTCAACAGGCGGGTGAAGCTTGTCCATCAATTTGAAGTAAATCAATCCAAATCTTTGCTTAAGATATGGCTCTGTATCGATTAAATCGTTTATTTTTTGAATGCTATAAAGTACGGTTGTGTGGTCTCTACCTTCAAGCGTTTGACCTATTGCGGCAAAAGGCATACCGGTAAATTTCTTCGCCAACTTACAATAGATTTGACGCGGTTCAACATATTCCCGCTTTCTTGATTTGGATTGTATTTGCTCAACGGTTACGCCCCATTCTTCGGCGACTGCATTAAGTATGTACTCAAGTTTTTGTTCGTTTGTCATTGTATTTTCTTTTTAAGTTTAAAAATATGGGAGCGGCATCCTCACACCGCCCCCGACCGGGATTACCCCTAACCCGGTAATTTGTCAAATACGGTCACGTCCTTATCGTGGATGGTTAAGATTTGTGGGGTTGGAATCAAAGCCTCAGCCTGACAAGCAAGATAAATAAGTCTATCCCGATCCGCTTGAGGTATTTCAACGCTCAGGATATTAAGACTTTTATATTCGGAATCAGATGGAAGAAATGGCAAATCAGACTTAGGAGCGCTGCCAATCCAATTAAAGCCCCACAATTGAGCCTCAGATACAACGGATTCGTAATGTTCATCAGTTGGGGCAAATACAATGAGTTCAGCGCTATCACTATTCGTTAATATAGAATTGTTCACCAATTGCCAGTAGAATTTTTCGCCGTCACTGTGTTTATCCCTTACCATATCAAACCCGCCCTGATTATAGGCTTCAATTAGTGTGCAAAAAGATTCCAAAGTTTCAGGGCATTTGATGTCACCGACTATTTTTTTCGGCTTAAATCTGATTGCATCAGGAGTTCCGGCAATGAACGGGAATTCAGAATGTACGATTGTTTCATTTGACTGCAAAACGTAATCAGTAGGCAGCATATCAAAACAAACCTGTTCAACGCATTTACCCCACTGCAATGGACGTGGTGAACTGCTTGAATTCAAAGAGCGCTTTAGTTTACGCTCAAATCCACGCGAAGCAATATATTTCTTTGCGGGGTCTCCGAATAATTCATCTTTGGCTTTGCCTTTTTTTGTTAGCTTGTAGATTTCACTTGATGTGAAACGTCCGTATCTTAATTCGTTGTTCATTTGCTGAGGATTTTAAAGAGTTTAGAAAAAGAATTTACTTCATTGTTATTGATGATACGTTCAGCGTTTTCAATTTCATCAGGTGTTAGCTTTTCGTGGTTGGCTGAAAGCAATGAAGTCAACGTATCCAAATCGGGTTTAAGGATGGACATATAATCAGCAAACGAATCTTTGCGATTCAGGTCACGACCAAATATTTTTCCGAACTCTTCAGCAGCGTCTTTAATGGCATAGGCTTTTGCAGCGGGTATAGCTATCTGAACGCCGTTTGCTTTGGCAAAGTTCCAATCCATTGCGCCCTTACCTTTGTCCGTTTGGATGGGCGCAGCGCCTACGCCGTCGTTATGTTCAGTTTCTCCTGTTAATGGGTTACGGACAAAGAGCCGAACCGTAACAGAAACAGAATTCGCAAACACCTGAGTATTTAGAACCTCAACCCACCATTTGCCATAAATCTTTGTGAGTAAATATTGAACCTTATCAATGGGTAGATAAACCGTCTTTGACATTGGCTGTTCTTTAAGCCATGTTTGCGGTGGTGCATTGTTGAGCAGTACGGTTAGTTTGTTTTGTTGTAAACTCAATTGAGTTTCATCAAGGATTTCGCTAAGCGTTGGGAGTTTTGTCATTTTTTAAAGGGGTTTTTAATTAATAATAAGCAAAGATAGTTAATGTATATCGGATATACAAATTTATTTTTTTGTCGCAAATTTAGCTGACTTTTGCGACGGGTTAGGCAATGATAACTAAATCTTCAATATTCATAAGGCTTTCTGCTCCATTGTATTCTTCAATCGTAAAGGCCGTTCCAACTGGCAACCAAACTATTTGCAATGTGGCAGCACCATTGCAATAAACACCCTCAAGACCTAAGTTTTCTTTTACCCATTCCTCGGTAATACCCCCCCTTTTATCTTGTTCCACCATTGCGACCAACTTTGGGTGAAATAAAATTTCCTTATGGTCAAGATTCCATGAATACCATCCAGCGCCAAATCCGTTTGAGATAAGCACGGCAACTTTTCCGTTTCTAATTACTTTTTCCATTTTGTTTTTTTATCTGTTTATAAGTTTACTTTTTTCACAACTTTGTCAATCCATAGGCTTACACCGCAAACTCATGTGGATGCCATGCGTCCTCATCATGCGTTGGTCGGCGTTGATTCTTTCGGACCGATTCGGCCACCGGCATTCGTGAAGGCTGCCAAACTTTTATTTGGCCGTCTTCAAAGGTAATGTTCATAGGCCCTTTGATGCCATGTAGTATGCAGTACTGCTGCAATTCAGTTAGTTCTTCGGTTGTGGTTGCGATTGTGTTTGATATTAATTGCATGATATTTGATTTATTAATTGATTAATTGTGATTCGATCCTCCAGCCCTCTTAGCTTGTTTGTTGCAAATTTGTAAGTGCATAGCCCTTGTTTACATTCACGGCTTAATTCAGAGCCTATCTTGTTGTACAGGTCGCAAAGTTGCTCATGGTCGGTGCTGCGTTTGTTCAGCAGGATATGTAGTTCCATTTCGGCTTCAAATCTGTTCATCATCTGGGGTTATTTTTGAGTAATGGCCCAAAACTATAGCGGAGTAGATTACCGCTATAGTTAGGATTGAAATGATTGTTATGTCTATTGGGGTCATGTGGTAAGGTTTAAAGTTAATTAAATATTTGACTTGTTATAAACCTCTTCGCATATTTCATAGGCCCGGTAAATATGGTCCCTGAATTCGCCTTCGCTGATTTCTTCATGCTTATAAGCCAATACGTCCTGAGCGCTGTTTCTCTGTTCGATTTGACCCGCCTTGAAGGTCGGGCCATCCCAAACATGAGCGCAGATAACCTCTGTTTCTGATACTATCTTGCAGCATTGCCATTCGCTGATTCGGATGTAGTAAGGTAATTCGATTTCTCTTTCTTGAGTTGTTGTTGTTGTTGTTTTTACTTGAATTTTCATTTGTTTTATTTTTAAGTGTTTATAATTTATCTATCTTGCCAATCCGTCCGCTGTTGGTCATCGTCAAGGCTGTTGTCGTTTGCCACGTGCCATTCGTAATCCCAGTCGATGGAGTCGATTATAT